GGGCATAATTATTTCTTTTTAGCCATTTGTGCTTTAATAGCAATATCTCTTCCTATTTTCCAATCTTCACTATCTACATCACCATCGCCATCTCGATCTTTACCTTTCTTTTCTGCTACTACTACATCTAATGGATCTTTTTCTTCAATTTTTAAGGCATCCATTGTAGCATCAATTTTAGCTACATTTTCTTCACCATCTAAGTAATCAAAAGCACCTTGTAAATAGTCTTTAGCTTTGATAATATTTGATTGCCACCATTGTGGAAAATCTATTTCAGCACCTGTATCACCGTATGCTTTAATTTTCTTATATAACATAGCAGCCATTTTAGCTGTTCTAGTTAATTCATTTTTAAGCATTCCTGGTTCATCATCTTGATGGCCTATGTCAATATCTTCATTAACAAATTTATTTTCTTCTCTATCTTTTTCAATAAGAGCTAACACATTAATTAATTCAGCGTATGCTTGATCTAAACCTTTAATTACTTCAGGATCCTGGTCCATACCAAAGTCCATAGCTGCTTCTACTTTTTTAAGTGTAGAACCAATATCAAATATTTTACCAGTTAATTCTGTGCCTTGAACTTCAGCTATTTTTTTAGCTTTAGCAGTAGCGATAGCATACATAGATGCTTCGTCACCTTTAAAGGATTTTTTCATTCCTTTAACGATATCTTCTTTTTTCTTTTTCTCCGCTTTAGTAAGAGCTCTTTCTCTTACAGCACGGCGTATCATTTCTTTTAATTCTGAATGTTTCATTTATTAAGTTTTACTTTTGCTTTTTCAGTATTAGGAACAAATTGTTTTCCTTTTTTAGAGCCAGCTACTTTCTTACGAGCAGTAGCAGCGCGTTCATCTTTAGTCAAGCGATTTGCTTTAGCGCGAGGGAGACAACGAGTAGTTGCTTTACCTTTTTTCATTGTGCCACAAGGACCTGTAATGTTGCCTTGAGTATCAATACGAACCCAATCTTCTTTTTGGAACCAATCGCGTAAGGATTCATCAATATTTCTTTTTGCAATATATTCTTCTACTTTATCTTCTTTATATCCTAATAATCGGCCTATTTCTCTAGTATCTTCAGCTGTAGCGTTTGATGCTAGATATCCATTATATTTTTCAGCTAATGCTTTTAATTTTAATGCTTTTTCTTTAGATTCAGGTAAATAAGCGACATATGCCTCATATGGATTTCCTTCAACACTCATTACTTTAATACCATTGTCTTTTATAACTTGTTGAACACGTTCCCAATTTTCAGGAGTATTCGATTTTTTAACTATAAAAGCAATATCACGTTTTTTATTAGCCAATGTAGTAATAGCATCAACATCAGTATATGCTTCGGATGGGTCTATATCTTCACTCATTAATCCTTTACATACTTTAACAGCGCGTCCTGATAGATATGCAGATGGTTTTTCACCAGCTGCGATGCGACGATTATAGTAAGCTCTGCCTTTAGGGCATAGCTTTTTTTCATTTAATTCAAATGGACGCTCATCAGGATAATTTTCATAATAACTATCCATTATACTAGAAGCTGTATCTTTATCTAGAATAGCGACCCAGGTAGAATTATCATCTTCTATTCCATATGCTTTAAGAAAAACTTTTTCTTGATTTTTTGATTGGTTATAAAGTAAATCTTTAACAGTTTGTAACGGTATTGAAAATTTTACTCTTTCATCACCCCAACTATCTGGATCAACCCCTGATGGGATAATATCAAATACGAATATTACTTCATCGGGTTCACTAAAATCCCATTCATCAGCATCGCTTAAATCAATGTTGATGTTTTGATTTTCTTTTAGTACTTCTAATAGTATGTCTGTTAATTTAATCAACGCTTATATATTTTTAAACGCAAAGGCCCCGTACCTTTTATAGCACGATGCCAAGTATGTCTCGGTATAAATATTGGTTGATTTAACGAAGTGGGCAAACTATTTTCAAGTTGTAATTGCCAATCTGTGTGTCCTATTATTTCTATTGTGCGATCTTCATCATCGCGATGCCACAACAATTCGATAGGGTCTATATTTTCATCAAATTCACGAATGATATAGAAATCATTATTTTCTATATCGGTGTATGGATGACTCATAACTACTTGTTTCTAATCAAAAGTTCGCCTAATACTTCCAAACGCCCAACCTCTCTTTGAAATTCAGTTTGGGTCATATCTAGCGATATTTTTTTATAAGTATCTTCAAATTCACTTTTAGCTTTTTCCATATCAAGTTTACCTTCAGCTGCTTTCTTATAGTATGGGGCTTTTACTTTAAAGTGGTGCCATGTTAATAATGATAATCCACCTTTTTCTTCAGCATTTGATGCTATTTTAGCAGCGCCTTTGCCACGGATAGTAGCAAAACTTTCAAATGTTTCTTTTACTTCAGTTAGTATATCTAGTAGTTTAATCATATTTTATATATTACCAAAATCCTGAAAATGATGTTTTAAAACCTAATAGTTTGGCGTAACGTGGTAGACGACAGCTCCAATATGATGCTTTTGTTCTATCTTTTTTATTTGGACAATCATGACGTTTTGAAAACGCTTGACGTGCTTTTGGATTATTTAATTTTGCACGTAACCCTGTAGTATCACCAAATGATACTTTTTTAATTTTACCTTTATCTCTAACGTAAACGTAGAATTTCTTTGAACCACCACGCTTTGGTTTTCCAATTGGTGGTGTTTTTTTCTTTTTATCTGCTTCCTCAAGCTCTAACTCCTCATGTAATTGTACTAATTCATCAACTGAAATTGGGTAGTCTAATGGTACTCTAACGCCGTTATAAAACGCGTATTCCCCGATATTTGACTCAAGTAATTCAGCATCATCTTCTGTCACAGACAATAAACCTTCTTCGTATAACTCGCGTGCTTCGCGAAATAAAGAAAAATAATTTTCAGATAGTGGGCGATAAATGTTATGAATTAATTGTCTACCTTCTTCAATATGATATTGTAAACCTTCAGATAGTGTAATTAGTGCTTGTCCTTCTTTAAGCATTAATTTAGGACCATTACACCCACAATCATCAACTTCGTAAATTAATTGTTTTTTCATACTATATTATTTTGCATGCCACCAATTGCAACAATATTCGTCTGCTGGTGCCGGAATTTTAGCATCACCATCATGCCATTGAAGCCAGTATTTGTTATTACATAAATTGCCTTTTTCAACCCAATACTCACAGTTAGCACACATTGAACCACCTTTAGTTACACGCATGCCCGGTTTATGATCTGCTGGGTATTCAATTTTGCCTTCAGCAATAAGTCCTAATAATTCGCTTAATTTATGCATTATTTTTGTTTTTCAAAAAAATCAACTTTAACACGTAATGCTGCTACTTCTCTAGTAAGATCAAGTACCATTTTACGTAATTCATCTTTTTCACGAGCAGATTCAACAAGTAATGCTTCTAGTTTAGCAATTCTATCTTTGCAATCATGACGGATAAAATCTTCGTCACGTTCTCTTTGCATTGATTTTTTTTCGTAAAAACGAAAAGCCGCGGCACTACCTAATACCGTAATTGCTGTCATCAAAACCGTATAGATATTGTCGTTCATTTCCTAGAATTTTGATATAAATATTAAGAGTTTATTTTATTTTTTAATTGTTGTATACGATCCATAATTTGCTTTTTAACTTCTGCTTTATCTAACCCATTTCCCACCCAATTTTGGATAGTACCATCTTCCATTACATAAGTTCCATTAATTAAATCATCTAAAAATTGATCAATGCCATCAGTAATATTATCAGCAAAATATTGTGCATTTTTATGAATCATATTGCGTTCGTATTCTTCATATTTGCCTTCTAATTTTAATAGGCTTTCCATTTCTGTAACACAATGTAAACACATTTGATGGATTCCATACATTTGTTTGTCAAATCTATGTTTCATTGGTTTTGAACATTTTGGGCAAAGTACAGGAGTTCCTACAGCATCGGTTTTACGTAATGTACGTTTAATACCGTTTTTAATAGTCCATGTTTTACCATTTTCTTCCCAAACATCACCTTCAACGTGATGTTCTTCTGCTTTAGTATAACCAACAGAAGTAACGGTTTTATCATGTACTTTTTTTTGCGCTAGATTTCTCATGCGCTGTAGATCTCGTTCAGTAAATTGTTTCTTTAGTGTAGTTTCTTTCATAACTTTATTTTGTACTTAAATATCCACTTTCAATATCTTCAAACTCGTCTTCGTAATTTTTAATTAACATGATGTCTACTTTTATAGGATTGGCAGCGTTAATTACTTCATCTTCTAATTGATCACTCAATTTATCCATAAACTTTGGATTAAAGAACAATTCAGCATCGCCTGCTTTGGCTCTCATTACTACAGGTACACCTTCACCTTTTCGTTCAGCAGTACTAATAGCAAATGAAGCTGCAGGATAATAACGAGTGCTCCATGAAGATAATTTACGACGAGAAGAATATTCTTGATTTGGAATTATAATAGTATCTTTAGTTTCCTCTTTATTAGGATTTTTATATAGTTTTGCTGCTTCTTCTTCACTTATAAAGGTTCCTCTATAAATGTAAGTATCAGGTGACAATCCAGTATCTCCTATTTCTGGGTAGTCTTTTTTTAATATTCTAAATGTTTCTAAATATGGATCTAAATTTATACTGCTGTATATATTAGATTCAGAGTCAGCATATTTTTTTAAAAAATCAAATAGTTTTTCTTCAGTAGGAGTGTCTACTTCTACTTCATCTTTATACCATCCTATTTTAACACCTGAATCTTTATCTCCAAATAAAAAATCTCCATATTCACCTTCTTTAATTAAATGCTCAAATAAATTAGGTTTTGCTTGAGCAAAGTTACGCATAATAACAGCTGCTCTAGAATTTGCTTCATTTTCATCATCACTACCTGTTTCACCAGATGTAGGAGTTAAACGACCGTCTAAATCTTGTTTATAGTGAACTAATTCATGAGCCAAAGTTCTAAATACATCAGCAGGATGTCTTTTAGCTATTACTATATGAATTGACTTATCACTTGGTCTATACCCACCCCAAGAGCGTAAATCAATAGCTTCTTGAGAATCATCAGATAATGTAATTTTAGGTAATTTATCTAAGTGAAGTTCATCCATTACGTGTTTCATGAACTCACTAACTAGATCTTTATTTAAATTTTCTTCTAAATTTAACTTAGCAAGTTTTGTATAATATTTTGGATCTTCTGTAAGATGGTCTTTGGCAATGCGTCCAGCAACTTTTGGATCTTTTGTATGTTCCATTTCAACTTTAACGCCTTTTTTCCATTCTTTTTTAAGAATGTCAATGTCAACACCATGTTTATTTGCAATGTCTTGCAATGTCATTCCTTTTGATAATCCTGCCATAGTAAATATAGTATATACTACATATAAATATAAAAAAAAGACCTGGGATAACCCAGGTCTTAAATTAAAATAATCGATATTTTTAGAATCGATATAAAATTCCAAATTTAGGTGCGTTCAATTGATTATTAACACCTGTAAATCCAATTGAAAATGTAGATGTAGAACCAACATCTGTGTAGTCAATCAAACTAGCCAATGATGTACTAAGGGCTAAGTTTTTAGATACAAAGTAGTTAGCGCCAAGACCTACGTTTGCGTTTTTAACTGACGTTTCGTTATTGCCAGCTTTAGTAGTAGTGCTTGACAAACTTAATTGAGAGTAAACGTGAAATTTACTTCCAACACTTAATACGTAACATCTTCCAAAAGCACCAACACCATTTACTTTGGTGGTTGGGTTTTTACTAAATTCACCAGAAACACCTACGGCAAATTTATCAGTTAAAAAATATCCAGCGGCTGGATTGAGAAGGTACTGTCCATCAGTACCAGTTGCTTTTAAGTAAGACACTGTTCCTTCAGCAAATTTTTCTGCTTTTTTAAACTGTGCTTTTGTTGTAAACGACACTAGCATTAATGATAATGCGGTCACAACGAATTTTACTTGTTTTTTCATAATTGTTTTTTTGGTTAAAAAATAAAAAAGCAGAGACATAATGTCCCCGCTAGCGCGTTATGCATACTTGTATTATAATATGTCTGTAGCAGTATTTTTGAAATTTTTAGTTTCATGTATAAATATGTTAAGATAGCTTTACTGAGGTGGGCAATAGCTCAGTCATGGGTTTAGAGTCAGGGTTCTCTAGTTTATATATGTCGTATATTTTAAGAAACATTTCAAAATTACGATCAATATCACCTATTGTTTTTAATTGCCATCCTTTACCTTGAATTGCATCACCTTTACCTTCACCCCTAGTAGATGCTTTCAACCATAAAATACCTGTTTCCTCAATTGGTGTGTCATGTGTTTCATTCCATGCTTTAGCATAGGAAGCTAACTGTAAATCGTATGATGTATGGAGTGAATTTGATGTTTTAACATCCAGTAACCACACTTTACCTTTTAATTTAACAATTAAGTCGGCTGTACCAGCATACTTATGGTTGTCTGAAAATAAGTGGTATTCAGTAGCTATAAGCTCAGGTTTATGTGTATTCCAAAATTCAGAGAATTTAAGAATCATTTTCCAAACATCAAGTGAATAAATAGCACTTCCAAATTCATCAATCCATTTAATTTCCTCTCCATTTAAAAATGCTTCTACTGCGTTATGTACTTGAGTACCTTCAGCAGCAGCTCTAGAGGCAATAATATCACTATTATGTCCTACATCTTTAAGCCAAGAATGAAAAAATTGGTTTTTAGGAAAATAATTTAAAATAGAGGAAACAGAAGGATAATACTCTTCGTTGCGTCTATAGAATCGTTGATCCAAAACATTAATTTGTTTATTATCCGCACTATATTCTACAATACGTTTAATTTTTGGATCCTTAATAATGTTTACATTTTTATCTATCATATTAATTCTAATTTTTTACTTACAAGAGTAGAAAAAGTTAGGGGCGGAGTGGCTTCGATGTTCTCAAGGAAACGTTCGAAGCCGATTTCGTTTGCATCTTTTCCACCTAGTTCTACTAAATAAACTTCTTTACCGTATGAAAGTAGTTTTTCACAATGCTTAATTGCTTCTTTTAAAGCATCATTGTCAAGTGCAATATACACCTTTTGTACTTGGGAACCAACTATTTTTTTCATTAGTTGTTCTGAAATGTTTTTTCCAAATAACGGAATAACGTTGCGTTTAATTGTTAAAGCATCAAATATACCTTCAACAAGAATAATAGGTGTATTCCAATTAATGTAATATTCCCAACCAATAATATTTCTATCTACTGCTGGGTTTTTATATTTTTGTGGATCGTCTGAAAGATAGGTGCGTGTGGAATAAAAGTTTAAAATACCATTTTCATTATATGATGGTATGACAATGCGTTTTGAAAAATTACCTTCAGCACAAAATCCAATGTTATATTTAATTATATCGTTTTCAGTAATACCACGTTGCTTAAGAAATTTAATGGCATGACGTGCTTCAATTTGTGAAATTTTATCTAGGCTGGGTGTGTTAGAGAGGGGAATAAATTCTTTAGGGAGAGAAATTGTATAGGATTGTTGTTCTTGTTTTTTTCCGGGTTTGATAAGGGAATTTAATTCGGCTATACGATGTGAAGGTGCCTTAATTTTTTTAAATAATGAAGAAATAGATTTACCCTTTTCCTCACAAACCCAACAATGCCAAGGATTTTCCTTTTTTTCGTTTGTGTGAAGTTGAATTTCTAATTTAAACTTAGTATGATGGCAAAATGGGCACCTAAATGCCGCATTATTTCTTGCTGTTGAACGGCCTTTACCAAGTACCGATTCTAACAACACCATTAACATTTTTTCCCTTATTCCCTCTTCATTCATAACATTTTTTTTCAAAACCCCTGTAGGTTAAAGTTACGGGAAATTCTTTAGTCTACCAAATCTTTCTTGAAAAACTTTCCTAAGATATTATCATTATAGGAGAGACTAGGTGAAACAAGGCATTCAAACTTACATTGGTAATGCATTTCATAGTATGTAAGTTGTTTTTTAGTTTTACATGGTTTAAGTATCATACATTCAAAATGATCCTCACCTAATACTCTAACAGCTTCAAGTAATTCTTTAGAAGAACCCCAATATGTTTTCCAGTCACTTTCAACACGGACTATTTCGGTAGTAGGTTTACGTCCTGGTCCTATTTGTTCTGCTAGTTGTTTTTTGGTTAATTTTTTCTTTTTATTAAACCAAAAATATTTTTTACCAATGTAAAATTTTCCGTCTGTTAGGTTTGTAATTTTATAAACAAAACCTAAGTAATCTTCAGGATTTAATATATCCCAATAATTCCATTTCATAACATATTATTTATCATATTTAACCACAAAAGTCATATCAGTATTTTGTGATAGAGGAATTGGTTGTGCCAATTTAGCTACAGCCAATAAATCGTTTTGTTCATTATATAAACCAACTGTTGTAACATAAGGTTCAAAATAGGATGCAGTAACAAAATATTTTACTTCAGGAATAGGAGAAGTTAATGATTGACTAAAAAATCCACTTCCACTAAATAAATTATCCTGTAATAAAGTAGGGTTGTATGACAGATTAAATTCATTATCCTTTACATGACAAATTACGTTTTGCTCATATATAACCATTTCATTTTGAAATGATAGATTAAAACTTGGAGCTAAAGCAACTGAAGGCATAATTTAAATAATTTATATTTTAAGAACATTGAGGAAAAGCATAAGCTGAAACCCAATTATAGTTTGAATCAAATTGCCACAACCCACCATTTATAAAAACATAAAGAGGGCCATCATTACTTAATGGAAGATTTCCACCTGAGTCTGTATAGAGAGGACAAAAAACTCCAAAATTTCCAAGGTTACAAAGAGACCAAAGACTTTGAGGGTTATAAGCAGCATTGTTACATGCATCAAATGCTGTTGCTCCCCAACCACATCCTATAAATTCAGTAAAAACTAATGGTGGTGGTGATGAAGGAGTTATAGATGGTGTTCTAGTAATTGTTGGTGTTGGTGTCGGTGATTGAGAGGCACCTATAGTAGGTGATGGAGTAACAGAAAGTGTAACACTTGGAGTAACTGTTCTAGTTGGAGTAACTGTTGGTGTTAATGTTCTAGAAGGAGTTACAGTTGGAGTAACTGTGGCGCTAATACTGCGTGTTGGAGTAATTGAAGGAGTAATAGTAGGAGTTGGTGTAACTGAAAGTGATGGGGAAGGAAATGGTAATATTTCTTCATTTGCACAACCAAACGCTTCATTAGTAACTACAATAGATGATGAAGGAACACCAAGAGGAACATTTACAAGATATCCTGCCTCTAATTCAGGTCTAGTTACGTTAGAGGCATACAAGGTTTGTCCACTGCTACCTGAAAGATAGACATTAAATGGTCCTGGTGAATTTCCTTGATCATAATATATTACGTAAGTAGGCATATTGTTTTTATATCAATGTAATGAAAAATATTGATATCTCCACATAAATATATTTTAACATGGACCTATATCTAAATACACATAATAATCATAAGTACCTGATACAATAGTAATACTACAATAAGCAGATGCTGTAAATAAGTCACATTGTGAATTACTACAACCACCAGTACCACTAACACCTGCTGCTACTTGTGCTCCACTGGCATTAGCAGCTAATTCTATAGTATCACCAACAGATACACCAAATGTTCCACTATTAGTTACTGATTGAAATACTTCAATATTAGAATTTTTATAAATGGCCATATCTCCAGAAGTAGAATCTGTATTTGTAGTTTGCCAAATAACTTGATAAACTGGTGTAGGAGTAATAGTTGGTGTTGGTGTTGGAGTAGCGGTTATACTAGGAGTAGGTGTTATTGATGGAGTAGCGGTTATTGATGGTGTAGGTGTTATACTTGGTGTTTGAGTTCTAGTTGGTGTAGGTGTAATAGTTGGTGTAGGTGTTACACTAGGACAAGCTCCTAATGATGTAACTATACCTCCAGTTCCAATATAACATTGACCACCAACTGAGAAATGTTTTAAAACTGTTGTTACTGTACAAGTAGCATTACTATATAATTGTTTACCTGCTGCTAGTACACCACAAGTATATACAGTTTGAGGAGAACTAGTTTGTGCACAAGCTTCAGCACAATCATTTCCCTCATAAACTACAGTTGCTGTACAATTACAAGGTGTAACAGTAGGAGTTGGTGTTAATGTTCTAGTAGGTGTAATACTAGAAGTTGGTGTAATTGTTCTAGTAGGAGTGATACTTGGAGTAGCAGTAATACTAGGTGTAGCTGTTCTAGTAGGGGTAATTGTAACAGTTGGTGTAATAGAAGCTGTTGGTGTAATACTAGGTGTTCTACTAAATGTTGGTGTTGGAGTAATAGATGGTGTTGATGTTATTGATGGTGTTATAGTTCTAGTAGGAGTTACAGTAGGAGTAGCAGTAACAGACGGTGTAGGTGTTATACTAGGTGTAGCAGTTATACTAGGTGTAATTGTTCGTGTTGGAGTAATACTAGGTGTAGCTGTTATAGATGGTGTAGCAGTTATACTAGGTGTAGCTGTAATTGATGGAGTTATTGTTCTAGTTGGTGTTATACTAGGAGTAGCTGTAATACTAGGTGTTGGAGTGATAGAAGGTGTTACAGTTACACTTGGTGTTACAGTTTGAGAAGGTGTAATTGTACTAGTAGGTGTAATTGATGGTGTTACTGTTACACTTGGAGTAACAGTTACAGATGGAGTTACAGTACTAGAAGGTGTAATTGTTCTAGTTGGTGTAATTGATGGAGTTACAGTTACACTAGGTGTTATAGTAACAGTAGGAGTTACAGTTTGTGAAGGTGTAATTGTTGTAGTTGGAGTTATACTAGGTGTTATAGTAACAGATGGCGTTACTGTACTTGTAGGAGTAATACTAGGAGTAGCAGTTACTGTTACAGTTGGTGTTATACTAGGAGTAATTGTAACTGATGGTGTAATTGTACTTGTAGGAGTAATGCTCGGTGTTACAGTTATTGTAACTGATGGTGTAATAGAAGGTGTTATAGTAATACTAGGTGTAATAGTAGAAGTCGGAGTAATTGATGGAGTTACTGTAACAGTAGGAGTAATTGATGATGTTGGGGTTATAGTAACTGTAGGGGTAATACTTGGAGTAACAGTCACACTAGGTGTAACTGTACTAGTTGGTGTTATACTTGGGGTTACAGTTACAGTTGGAGTAACCGTCACACTTGGAGTTACAGTTACAGATGGAGTAATAGTACTAGTTGGTGTAACACTTGGTGTTATAGTAACAGTTGGAGTTATACTAGATGTAGGTGTAATAGTTGGTGTTGGTGTTTCACTAGGTGTTACAGTTACACTTGGAGTAATAGTTTGAGAGGGAGTTACAGTAATAGTTGGGGTTATAGAAGGTGTTACTGTTACTGTTGGTGTTACAGATGCTGTAGGTGTAACTGTTAAAGTAGGAGTTATACTTGGAGTCTCAGTTATACTAGGAGTTATTGTAACAGTAGGGGTTACAGTTACACTAGGAGTAACAGTAATGGTTGGAGTTGTAGATACAACAGGTGTTGCTGTTACACTAGGAGTGGGTGTTATAGTTGGAGTAATAGATGGAGTAACTGTTGATGTTGGTGTTTCACTAGGTGTTACAGTTACAGTTACAGTAGGAGTTACTGTTTCACTAGGAGTAACAGTCACTGTAGGTGTAATAGTAACACTAGGTGTTATTGAAGGGGTTTCTGTTATAGAAGGTGTAATAGTAACAGATGGGGTAACAGTCACACTTGGAGTAATAGTAGAAGTTGGAGTAATACTTGGAGTAACAGTTACACTAGGAGTTACAGTTTCCGAAGGAGTAATTGTTACACTAGGTGTTACAGTAAAAGTTGGTGTAACTGAAGGTGTTATAGTTACAGTAGGTGTAATAGTTTGAGTTGGAGTAACCGTCACACTTGGAGTAACAGTTACAGTTACAGACGGTGTTACTGTTTCACTTGGAGTTACAGTAACAGTTGGTGTTACAGTTTCACTCGGAGTAACAGTCACACTTGGAGTTACTGTAGCTGTAGGAGTTACAGTAGGTGTAATTGTTTCAGAAGGAGTAATTGTAACAGTAGGAGTTATTGTTTGTGAAGGTGTAATTGTTGTTGTTGGTGTAATTGAAGGTGTGATTGTAACTGTAGGAGTTACAGTTTCACTTGGTGTAATTGTAACAGTAGGAGTAATATTAGGTGTTTCTGTTATAGAAGGTGTAATTGTTACAGTTGGTGTTACAGTAGGAGTAATTGTCTCACTTGGAGTAATAGTAACTGTTGGTGTTACTGTTTGAGATGGAGTAATAGTAGTAGTAGGAGTAACACTAGGTGTTACAGTTTCACTAGGTGTTACAGTTACAGTAGCTGTAGGTGTTATAGAAGGTGTTACTGTTACAGACGGAGTAACAGTAGGAGTTACAGTCTCACTAGGTGTTATAGTAACTGAAGGAGTAATTGTTTGAGTTGGAGTGACAGTTGTACTTGGAGTTACAGTTACAGTAACACTTGGTGTTATAGTTGATGTAGGTGTTACAGTAGAAGTAGGAGTAATAGTTGGTGTTTCAGTAATAGTAGGTGTAATAGTAACTGTTGGTGTTACTGTTTCACTCGGAGTTATCGTAACTGAAGGGGTAATTGTAGAAGTTGGCGTTACAGTTGGTGTAACTGTTTCACTTGGAGTAATCGTAACACTAGGAGTTATTGTTGGGGTTGTACTTGGAGTAGTAGTAACTGTAGGAGTTACAGTTACAGAAGCCTCTATAGTTGCTGATGGTGTAAAAGAAGGTGTTCTACTTACTGTATGGCTTGGTGTTACAGTGACAGTAGGAGTAACAGTTGGTGTTTCAGTTGGTGTAAGTGAAGGTGTTGATGTTATTGATGGAGTAACAGTTGCTGTAGGGGTTTCACTTGGTGTAACAGATACAGTAGGAGTAATAGTTTCACTTGGAGTGATTGTAACAGTAGGGGTTAATGTTGATGTTGGTGTTACTGTAGGAGTAATACTTTCACTCGGAGTTATTGTTACTGATGGAGTGATAGTTGTAGTAGGAGTAACAGATGGTGTTTCTGATGGTGTAACAGTAGGTGTTGGAGTTTCAGTTGCAGTAGGTGTAATCGTTGCAGTAGGTGTAATTGAAGGTGTTTCAGTTATACTAGGAGTGATTGTAACTGTTGGTGTTACAGTTTCACTTGGAGTTATTGTAGGAGTAACAGTTATACTTGGGGTAATAGTAGATGTCGGTGTTATAGATGGTGTTACAGTAACAGTAGGTGTTATAGTACTTGTAGGAGTAATACTAGGTGTTTCTGTAATGCTAGGTGTAATTGTTACAGTAGGTGTAATTGTTTCACTCGGAGTGATAGTTGGTGTTGGTGTTAATGTTTGAGTTGGAGTTATAGTAGGGGTTACTGTTGCACTTGGTGTTACAGTTACTGTTGGAGTTATAGTTTGAGTTGGTGTTACAGTAGCAGTAGGTGTAATAGTAGGTGTTATAGTTTCACTCGGTGTGATTGTTACTGTTGGCGTTATAGTAACTGATGGTGTAACAGTTGCTGTTGGAGTTATTGTTGTTGCTACAGTACTTGTAGGAGTAACTGTAGGAGTAATAGTTTCACTTGGAGTTATAGTAACTGATGGTGTAATAGTTTGAGTTGGAGTAATACTTGGAGTAACAGTTACACTTGGAGTTACTGTTTGAGATGGTGTAACAGTTACACTTGGAGTTACAGTTTCACTAGGTGTAATTGTAACTGTAGGAGTTATAGTTTCACTAGGAGTAATAGTTCTAGTTGGTGTAATAGTTGGTGTTGTACTAGGAGTTACAGTTACTGTTGGAGTTATAGTAGAGGTAACAGTAGCTGTAGGTGTTATAGACGGTGTTATTGTTTTAGTAGGAGTTATAGTAACCGATGGAGTAACAGTTGCGGTAGGAGTAATAGTTGAAGCTACAGTTGCTGTAGGAGTAACTGAAAGGGTTTTTGTTATGGTAGGAGTTATAGAAGGAGTTCTAGTGATACTTGGAGTAATACTAGGTGTTGCAGTTACTGTTACAGTAGGTGTAGGTGTAAAAGTTGGAGGAGGAGTAAATAATATAAGTGTATTACTTTGAAAAAAAGGATCAACCGCTTGTATATAAGCAGCATATGTTGCTGAAGGAACAGGAGCATAAGAAGCAGATCCACTTGAGTTATTAGCATATATAATGACATCCTGCAAACCAGTTTCATAATACTGGTCTACATAAAGCACTGAAGCTGTAACATCAAATGAAGCTGAAGTGTATCCCATTTTCTTTTTTCTTTTTTATGGTGCTAATTGAGTAAATTCTACAACCAATTCACCACTTCCACTTACTAAAGGAGAAGCTAATATAATTAATGATGGTTCTCCTATAGACATTTCAAATTCACAATTTGGATCTAATACATTAACTCTTATCTTTCCTAAGTTACTTGTTAATGGATTACAATATGATCCTGTAACTTGGAATGTATAGAAGGTTTCATAAACACCTACTCCAAGCCCACTAAAGGACATTGTTACTGTATTATTAGAACCTGTGCTAAAGAATTGTATATCTCCTCCTGATAGTTGTATTGATTGATTTATAAGGATATTTCCATTTAAAACATCATTGGCTAATGGAGATATTGAAATACTAACAGGGTTTCCATAATCACTTCTTGTAATAGTAACAACATCATCGTAAGCAATAGGAGTTAATGGGAATATTCCTTGATAATCTTGATTTGTAAGTACTACAATACCTTCTGGGTAGAAAATATTTCCTGAATGGGTTGTGTAATTATCATATATATTTCCTTTACCATCATCTGTAAGGTTATATGTAGATGAAGTCATTTGGAAACTGTATGGTAATATTCTTTCACCATAAATTTTAGGGGATATAGAAAGCACTTTAATAGATTCTCCAACACCAGTTGGAAAATTGCTAATAAATGCTGGGTCGTTGTTGAAATCAAAATATGAGCGAGATGCTCTTAATCCTGTAGGATTTCCACTATAATAAATTGAGGAAGCAAGAGAAGCAGTTGATAGATATAAATTATCTCCGTATTCATGATAAAACATTTGGTTTATCATGTCATACATTAATCTATCATATTGTCCATTTGTAATAGGTTCTCCACCTGGGTCGAAAGTACCTGTTATATAAGTACCATTGTATATGTCGACATAAGGATCATCTACTGGTAAAGGACAATAGTTAAAATTCCATTGCTTGTTAGCTATAACAGGTACTGTTATAACATCTGAAGACTTTAACTTTTTGAATGATCCCATTTAATAACATTATTATCTAGATTAGTAGTCTAATTTAACTTTAATTAAGGCTTCCTTAGTAAAATCTTTAACTAATGGTCTACTTAATTTAGCAACCGCTAATAATTCATTTTGGTCGTTATATAAACCAACTGTTGTAATGAATGTTTGTGGATTGTTAATTAACGTGGTGTAAATTAAATTACCATTACTATCTATGATTGAAGGGTTTGTTGTATAATTAAAGTCTTGGTTTTTAACTCTTGTAAAGAAATAATGTGATGATACATCTTCAGCTGATTGTAGAGCAAAATAAGCACTAGATGACATTGCTGTATAAAATTGAAACTGAATGTTACTATCAGTTCCAGGAGCAGCTACAGCTGGATTAAAGTTGATACCACCATTTGCTTGAGACTTAGATAATGCTGTTGGATTTAAAATGATAATATCATTATCTGGGAACAAATATCCATAAATAGAAGCTGAAGCAGCAGCTGTATATTGTGTGCCACCACTACCACTAATTAAATTATAATATAATAAACCATTAGTTGTATAGTTAGTAGTAGAAGTAATTTGACTATCATCAGTTAAAGATATTTCGTAAGTAGTATTCTTTAATTTTAATGTCATAGAACCAGGTTGGATATGTTCCTTATATCTATTTCTAGCTACGTTAATAACATATATACCATTTGGATTATCATTACCAAATTCAAAACTTCCACTTTCTGTCCCCAATAACAATGTTCTATATTGGCCATAAACTACCCTAGTAGGTGTTATAGCAGAACCATCTGGTAAATTTGTAGTTACTGATGGGCTTATGTAATTGGAACCACTTCCGTATTTGTTGCCGTATTGTACGGCCATTTGTATAGAGGAAGAAGTAGAAGTTAAAGCACCTGGGTATTCACTATATACATTTAAATAGAATGAACTGGTGATTACACTAGAAGTAAAGAAAGTAGATAATACATTAGTATCACCACTCCACATTGGACGTACTACTGTTTCCGTACTTACTACTGAATCTTCTGGGTTATATCTTACGAATGACATATATTAATTTATTAAGAATTTGTTTTTGTTATAGTTAACGGAATAGTAATTCTAGCACCACTATCTCTACCTAATACTGTAATTGTAGTTGATATTTGAGTTAAACTAGAACCAAACAATGTATTAATTGTAGTACCAGTTAATGTGAATGAAGTACCAATTAAAGTTTGGCTTACAGATGAACCAAGTGTTTGAGTAACACCAGTTGCTGTAACTTCAGCACCTGCAACACCAGTTGAAGAGAATGTAGATAAGAATCTAACATCAGCTACTGTTATGGCATATCCATTGGCTTCAAAAGTACTTGTAGCACCTAAGTAGTTCAATGTTTGTGGAGTAATTGTAATTGTTGAACCTTGTCTTAAATTAATTGCATTGTATCCTACACTAATTACTGGTAACTTAGCAGTACCTCTTGGTAATGTTACTAGCTTAAAGATCATGATTTGTGTATCATCTGGGAAAGCTTCAATTAAAGGCATTGCCTCAATAGCTTGACCATAAAATGCAGACCCTGATGGATGTTGAGGGTTATACAAAGTATAGTCAACTTCATCGTCTGCTAATGAAAACTGTGTGATTTGGAACGACCCGTCGTTGCGAGCCATTAATTCCCTACCTTTAGCTGTTAAAACTGCATCAATTGTTACAGTATTGTTATTTAAAATAGCCATTCTTTTAATGTATTTTGATTATAAATATTTAATTCTTGTGGATCTAGATTATGTAGTTACACCAACTCCAACGTCTACTAACTGTTGATTTACGTTTCTATTTATGGTATCTATGTTAGCCATTACTGCTGGGCTAATGTTTTGTGGAATTATATAGCCATATGATGTTTTTCCTTCTGGTTTTGGAAAATCAAGTATTACACTTGTTTCATCTATAATGCGTTTTATAAATAAAATTTTATAATATTGACTACATAAATTTCCAAAATAACCATCTATATCTTCATAAGTAACAAAGTATATAAATGATGTATTATTAGGACCAGCTACTGTAACTACACTTTTAACAGTATATTCTAGAATAGGACCGTTTGCGTTTGTGATTTGTATTACTATCTTATCGTTTGGTTCTAAAGAGAATGGATAGAAAATATCACCATAATCTTCATACAAACTACCATAAGAAGCAGATACTTGAGAATCTAAAGGATTAAAGAATAAAGAAGGTCCATAAAAATTAGATAAATTATTATTTAAGTAAAAAGCATTTTGTGTTTGGTCTACACATACTTCTATATTATTAGCAATTAAATTTCCATTTGTAGGAACCACTTTAATGGATCCATAAGGATTTAAATAAGCCTGAGAAACACCACCAGAATCAATAAAAAATCTAAATTCCACTTTATCCCCAGGATTTACAGACCCCGTTGTATTTATATCTATTGATCTTCTAAATAAAAATGATTGATTTGCATTTCCCGTTACTGGAATAGAATCTATATTAGTATAATATGTTATGTTAAAAATATTACCCATAGTAGGAATAGTAGGTAACTCTACCCAAATTATTCCTAAATAAACAAACTGATCATCTCCAAAACTTGGTACATATATCCTACCAGTTACGTCATATGCTCTAAATGTTTTATCACCTCCTGTAATAGAAATAGTATTTACAACTTGTCCAAAAACATTCACTTGACGTATGTCATATCCGTTAAGTAAAATAATATCAAAGACATCTTGGCTTGGAGTAAATGAATATTGATTATATCCATTTGGTAAATTTTCTAAAACAGCATTATAATATCCACCTTGATAAGCAACCGTTTGTTTATTTTGATCTAAAAGAGTATAAGTACCTGTTGAACTACTTAACCACAATTCCATACTAGCTGTAAAAGTATTAGCAGGATTTATTATAGAAGCGGTTGTTTGGATATTAAAATCATAAGTAAATTGATAAATACCTTCAGCTGGTATTTGATAATATGAAGATGTTGAGTTAAAAGAAGTGCCACCAGGACCAGAACCTGTAAAGAAGTATCCTCCAAAACTAGTATTTGATCCTGTTATATTAAATAAATTCCACACTTCTTGCATATTAACAGTACCAGCAGCAGAATAACTTGATGACACATAAGGGGAACCAAGTTGCCCCACAGGCACTAAACTTCCTGAAGAAGCAAAAACAGTAAAGTAACGGTTAACTATGTTTGAAGAACTACCTACTACAGAATTAAACACAGCAGATGCTGTCCAGTTTGCTGGGGCTGATTCTGAACCATAGGCATAAAATATTGGGAAATAACTATACCCACTTTCTGCTATAAGTTTATTTCCGTTAGTTTGAATTTGATTTCCAAATTTCTTAGGATCAAATAACGATACATTTAAAAAGTCTCCTGTTTCAAATGTATTTTGAACTTCCTCCCAGTTTCTATTACGTAAGTTTAATTCTGTTAAACTACCACTTTCATTTACAAGGTATTTTAAAGTAGCATTAGTTTTATAGGGTAAATAACGGTTTTCTACCACTTCAGTAAATAAACCTAATTTTTTAACATTATAATTAATTACTGGGGATTGGCCATATGAGTTATCTCCCACAGACCATGTATTAAATTGTCTTCCATATAATTGAACACCACTATATCTAGGACGTGTATATGCTGTTAAACTTAAATATGAATCTTGTAATTCAACAGATCCACTAATTGAATATGAGGTAAAGTTTCTTCCTAAAGCATCTGTAGATAAAATAGGTATTAATTTTTTTCTATACTCTGATGTTAAACTTACGTCAACATTATTTTGTAATACGTTAAAGTCAGAATTTAAAAAGAAGTTTTCTGGTCTAGGTGAATCATAATTTAATACGAAATCCGTATTTCCACTTATAAATCCTGGAGGAATATATCCAATAGTATTGTCTACTAAAAATGGATTTCTATTATTTTCCTGAAAAACTAAATAAGTATCAAGAGAAGAACCAGGTATATTACCATTATAATAATCTGCTTTGTCTCCTGCTAAATAATAATAGTACGGATCATAAACAGGTTCTAATGAAGCACTTTCTGGTGTAGCGGAAAATTCATTTGTTCTAAAGAATAAAGGTTGGTATTGAGCAACTTTAGGCCTTTCAAGTACAGGGGATTTAATAGAAACACCTGTCCAAGTATTACCTCTAGCAGGTGTAAAATCTTTGACCATTTTAAATAATGAATTGTCAAAGAATTGTATTAATCTTATAAACCCACCATAATCAAATGGTTCATTAAATGTTTGTCCAAACCAGTATTCACGTTCATATGATAATGAAGGATATGTATTTAATTGTAAATCTCTTGGGTCTCCAATATAATCATCTAATATCCAATTAGGATTAATAGCAACAATTGAAGCTGATACGGCGGCATCAATTTGTGTTTCTGGTGAAAACGAAACATCAATAAAATGTAAATCTTGGCTTTTAACAGCTCTAGATGATGTAGGTGATGTTTCTAATCGTTTGATTGGAGATAATACACTACCTGTAATGATATTTGAACCAATATTAATTTTATCTGTAGTATATCCTTTTAATTCTTGAGAATCAGTCATTCCACCATATTCCTTAATAGGAAGAATAGAACCTGTAATGCCAAATAATGTAATTAATCCTTCTAAACCACCATGTGCTCCTTTAGCTTTAAATAAATAAGGAAGATTATGGTATAAACGTTTGTAAGAATCTAATGTTAAATCTTTTCTTGGAACGTTGTTTAAGAAACTACTTGATGGTGAATAATCACCATTAAAGTCAACACTACCACTATATCCACCCACTTGGTAATCCAACACAGTTTGATCACCTTGCGAGTTATATAATTTCATTCCAAATGATTGTAACCAATCATATACTAAATCTTGAGAAATACCTCTATTAAGATTATTGTTATTATCCCAAAGGTCTGTTAATTTATCAATATAGATCCAAACATTATCAAAATATTGACCTATCATATTGACAAATGTCAAATATGGGAGATAATTAGAAGGATCGTCTGTAATATAAGACGGAATTGATCCTAATAAAATATCTTTATTATTAATATCATAAGCAACTGCTACTTCAGAAGCACTAAAAAACCAATTCTGTGCTGTTGATGATGCTGATGGGTATAATGTGTATGGTTGTGTAGAATTAGTTTTAGGATAAGGAGCAATATTGTATTCAAAGAATGATCCTGTTTCTAAAGTATATTCTACAATAGAAGATGTTAATGAACTTGAAGTATAATATAAGTAATACTCAAACCCATCAAACTTAGAAATTATTTCATTTATACTTGAACTAGCTCTAGTTACGGAAGAAACTAATGATGGATTACTAGCTGTTAAAGGAGAATTATTGTTAATTTCTGCTTGATAAGAGGTAATTTCACCTATTTTATACATGAAATTATACACCCTATTTTCAGCAGAACTGTAATGTATAAAGTCGTTTAAAACACTAAAATCTATATTAATATTAGTATTCTGGTTGTTAATTACATTTAAAACAACTTGATAATAAGATCCTGTAAGTGAAGAAACAAGTTGATTGTAATTATTATAAGGTGTAGGAACTACATTTTTTAATTCTAAATCAATATCAAAGTTAGGTCCTTTTAATCTAGGTTGAGGTGGAGGAGTAATTAATTTGTCTAAATTAAGATCAAATATATAAGGATTAACTATTTCCTCTACAACCCAAAATGTATCTTTTAAAGCAATATTGTTAGGAAGTGGATTAGCTAATTTAAATAATATACTAGCATTTCCATCACTATCAACATCACTTACTGCATTAACGGCTATTGATTGGTTATTACTTCCAAAGTTTAATATTACATAGTAATAGTAAGGAACAGTAGCTTGTCTTTGAGTAAAACTTGAAACTATTGAAAGTAATTGATCATTCGTTAAGATGGTCGAATTTACTCTTACTTCAGTTCTATCGGTAGAAATCTGCTGGATAAATAGCTGGTTACTAAAAGGTTCACCTGATATTTTTCTAAAGAAATTATATCTAGTGGTTACTTCACCTGATTCATATCCTAAATTTCTAATATCTTGAATAGGGTCTATTTCAAGAACAGGAAGTAAACTTTGAGAATACCCAACATTAGAAGGTAACTTATATGATTGATAATTATAGTTTGTATTTAATACACTACCTCCAAGATCAAAAACATAAAACTCAATATAATCGTTAGAAGCACCAAACGTTTCTTGTTGTACACTAGGAAGTAATAATCTTTCATCCTGTAGTGGATAACGATTAATTATGTCTGTATTAAGAACTTCGCCTACTATAGTAATATTAGATGCCATTATTTGCTAGTTGTTGTGTTAAATTTGCATTTTGGGTTTCTGCGTCTAATAATTGTTGTCTTAAATCAGTTATTTCTTGTAGTAAAGCTTGAACATCAACATCCTCAGCAAAAGTAACACCTAAATATTCTGCTTCTCTGTTTAATATATAAGTGTGTGAATTGATTTCTCCTTCTCTAGGTATCTCAAAAAATAACTCATCATATAAAGCAAAAAATTCATCTATTGTTATTTCAGGAACCGTTGGTTCTGTAACACCTAATTCTCTAAATTGTGTGTCTATAACTTTAGAGAATCTATTCTTGTCGTATATTGCACGTCTAACAGGAATATTTTCTGCCATTATTTATTTATTTTAAATGTATATTGATTATCAAATACCATTGTAGATCCATTAGAAAAAGTAGATTTAATTAATATCTTATAAAGTCTTTCAGGTTGAAGACCATTCATATATAAATTAAAATAGTTTCCGTTTGGATCACAACTTACTTTAGTGTAGTTAACATCATAGTCTATAACATAATCTCCTGTATCTACGTCTTGAAGAGCATAATAAGAGGCAGATGGTAAAGCACTATTTAAAGTATAAACAGATACTGTTGTAAATTGTCTTGCAGGGTATATAGGTCTAGCGTTTACTCTAAACTGATATTTGGTATCTCTATCATATTGGCCTATATTATTCCCTACAGTAACTGTGGTATTATTATTAGATAATACAGCTAAAGAACCAGTATTGTATACACTATCATTCCACCTAATTTCAAGTTGTGGAGGATAAATAGTATGGGTATCTTTAGAAAAGAATTTTAATGAATAAGATGATGAAGGATTAAATTCATATCCTGATTCCATTCTAACTAGGAAACCATCATTTTTAACATTTAGATTATTAAAATTACCTACAATATCAGTAACTTCAATATCTGTATCTTTTGTACTATTAATAGCAAAAGATTGAGAATCTTCAAACAATGTGTACCATGTTGCTCCTCCAGGGCTATCGTTTTGAAACGATGCCGTAGTATCAGCAGCAAAACTAGAAGTACGCCAATTATTAGTACTATTTCTTTGTTTCCATGTACAATCTGTTGTTACCGATGGATCATATAAAAATCTACCTGTACCTACTTCCCAAGATTGAGAAACAGGATTAACAAATAATGTGTAATTATCTGGCAATTCAGTACCATCAGCAACGAATAATTTTAAAAATGCTTTGTAGTTCCCGGGACCACCAGCTTTAACAATAGTTTCTTGAATTTCTGAAAGAGGGAATTGAACTAGAATTCGTGATACCTGCGCATCGTTATTAGAAGATGATGGTTCATTTTGAATTTCTAATATTTGATCAAGCCCCGTATTCATTAGGGGATATGCGGAGTAAATAGTAGTGTCCTTTTCAGGATATATTTTATAGATGGCCATCTATTAATTTATTTACAATAAATATAGAATTATTAGAAAGTTACAACTCTACCTTGGATATCCAAGTCAGGGAATCTAACCTCAAATATAGATGGATCTAACGAAGGATACAAAATATCATTTCTAATAGCACCCTGTACGTCATAACTGTATGGAGAATAATTACCTCCTGAAAGATTTGTAAAGCTAAACTTTACAACTGACTGTACACCTTTAATTTGTAATAAAAGACCAGCAACATCTGATATAATAACTGGCTGGTTAATTTGCCATTTATCTATATCAAAGTAGTCTTGTAGTGCTAAAATACAATCAGATAATATTTGTTGGTTACTTAACCCTGGAATAACTGTTATATCAAAGTTAATACCTATATTAATGTAAAAGGCATCTTTGATAGTAATAGCATCTGTAACCATTCTAAATGGTTGTAAGTATTCCTTTAAATTAGTTTTAAGATCAAGTGTAGCGTTTTCTAATTGTTTATTATCATTATAAGCTAAAATATACATTGATAAAGCAAGCGGGTTATTATCAATTAATGGGTCATTACCTGCTTGAACCGATAAAGCGGATGCTTGTTCTACGTATACTTTAGCAATAGTACCAAATTGGGATGGCATACTTAAAGCACGAGTCATATAATCGTCTTTAGTTACTGATCTCAATTGGGCTGAAAATGCATTTAATGTATTCAAACGAATTTCTTCTACTGTATCTCCTCCTCTACCACCACTTGAAGGTATTGGATTAGTACAAACTAATGTAGTTAAAGAAGTATTTGTATTAGCAGGGTTTGTAGCTGTTATACCTGCTGTTGATAATATTTGTATAATATCTCCTGCTGGTAAATTAGACTCAACACCTCCTCCTACTGTGTATTGAACATATAAACTAATATTAGCAGGTACAGTACCATACTGTTTAGTATAGAACACAGCAGCCTGATTGTAATTATTTACTAGGTCAGATGTATCTGCTGGTGGTATTAATCCAAGTTGAATTGTATTTGGGTTTGGAATAATAACATCATCAGGATCATTTACATACATTCCTGAACCAAACTGTAATTCTACAATATCGTCTGTTTTAATTCTTGTAACATAACGATTTGGTGTTTGTAATAAACTTAATAAATAAGGAACTTTATCAATATTAGCTCCCGTATTAACAGTTTTATTAATGATATTAGATTGAGCTAAATAAGGTACTTCATACCATACACTACTATCACTTCCTGTTACTTGTAATACCTGTAAAAAGTTAGGTTCATTTAATTCAACTGAAGTGAACTTAACAGGTGCTCCAAAAGTAAAATTTGTACTTTTAATTTCAGCAGAAATTGCTCTTGTAGATTTTTTAAATAGATAATTACTTGCATTAAACAAACTAATTTCTACAGATCCAGTATCATTAAAATCTACTCTATCAACTGTTAAAAATTTAATACCTGTAGATACAGAAGCAAGTTGTGTATTTTCTGGGATTGTTAATGCATAGCTTAAATCAGGTTGACCTGCTACAATAGGTACTCTTTGGTAAAAGTCAATTGTAGTAACAGCAGCATAAGATGTTTTAGGGCGGTATCCTAATGAATAGGCCATGTTTAACAAATTCTGTTTTTCAACAGCCGTTAAAACAAAGTTTTCTTGAATTTGGGTATCAGTATAAAACGATAATACATCACCAACATAAGCAGCCATTTCAATAAACATCGTACCAGGGGATGCTTCTGAAAAGTCTGTATAAGTGTTTGGGAAATAATTTTTTGCAAACTCAATAAGGGAAGCCTTAAATTGAGTAAAATTCTTATTTAAATATGATATGTTTTTATTATTGTTTGCCATTACTCAAAATTAACTGTTACTGTGTCTGTTTGTCCTGAAATTAGAATTTGATATATTATTTTAATAACTAAAGAATTACTAACATTATTTGGTTCTTGTGTAAATTCTATATTATTAATTGATATTTCAGGAATATACACTTGAACACTGTCTCTAATACTATCTTCAATATCGCTAAAAGAGGCTTCAGTCATTGGGTTAAATAACTGAGATCTTAAAGTTGTTCCAAAATTAGGATTGTCAATCCTTTCACCTTGGGAGGTTAATATTAGATTAATTAAATTATATTTCAATTGGTCTTTAGTTGAAAAAGTACTATAAAATACACCAGGAGCGTTAAACGGAAGTCTAACGCCTATTGCTGTGTTTCGCTGTAGATCTCTAGGATCAACTCTAGTACTTCTTACGTAAGCCATTATTGAACATTTCTAAAATTACTAACTTCACCTGGATTTTGTCTCATTTCTGCAGCAACTTGAGCCAGCATGTTTTGGTAAACATTTTGTTTTTGAGCTGGTGTAGTTGGTTTGGCTTGTGGCGCTCCTTGCATTCCCATTTGATCCATCAAACTTTGACGGAAAGCAGCAGGGTTAACATTTTTAGTAGTTAAATTAACTGTAGGCCATTCCTCAGTAGCAGCTAATGATTCCTGGATTTTTTGTTTGCCGATATTGGCTAGTTCTTCTTTCAAAACTTCCCTAACGGCTTCTTTAATTAGATTTTTTAAGTCTTGTGTTTTCATATCAATAAATATTAAGCTTCGAGATTTCGTTCGTCGATTTGGAGTTTTAAATCTTCAATTAAAACATCAGAATTTAATGTAAATGATGGTTGTGTACGTAATACGATAAATCCACTTCTATCTAAAGCAACAGCATATCTACGTTTATTTCCATCTACTACAAATTTAGGATCATTTTCTTCATATATTGCAAAAGTAAATCCTTTATATGAAACATTAGGTACTGCACCTAATTGACCACCACCTTCTAACTGTGCTACTAATGCATTAATTTCATTTGGTGATAAGTCATTGTCAATTGCTTTATCAATAATATCGCTAATTGGTAATAATCTTGATTTTTGGTATTGTACTTCAATTACTAATCCATTTAATGCTTCTCTAGTAATTCCTAACATTACTGTTATAGAATCTAATGTCATTATAGCATCTGTTATTTTTTTAACAGTACCCGGAGTTGCTGGGGTAGGGATTAATAATAGTATTCTAACAACTATAGAAATAATTCTTAATATTCTTTCTAAAGTTCTAATTGTATTTCTAATTTTAGTAATTTGACGTTCAGCTTTATTTAATTCAACTAAAGCAGCATTTCGTACTACCCTTGCTCTTAATACATCCTGTTTAGTTTGAATATTTAAAATTTGTTCGTTTACTCTATCAACTAAATCAGTTAATTGCTGTACTATTTTAGCTAATCGCTGAACTTCTCTATTCAATAATTTAGATATGATAAATAGAGCTGCGGCTTTAGCTAATGATCTAATTGCTGAACTATTTTTCTTTGCAATTGCTCTAGCATCATTTATTTTAATTTTTTTAACATCTTGTTTAACAATAGTATCACTTTTCCTTTCAGATGCTTCTACTGTTTGTTTTAATTCTCTTTTCCTAAATATATTTCCTACTCTTCTTGTAAGATCATCTACTTTAGTTTGAACAGCTTCTAAAAATTTAGTAAGTTGTTGAACTTCTTTTTCTGCTTTTTTCTTTTTTTCCTCTGCAACTTTTAACTTTTTATCGGCTTCATTTGATAAATTTTGTCTTATTTGTTCTGAATTTGCTCCTGGTTGGTTAGCTTGTTGGTTGAATGTTGCTGGGTCTGGAGCAAGAGTAGCAGCAGCAGCTAAAGCAGCATCAGCAGATAATTGTTTGTTACTTAAAGTACCAGCATATGATTTAGCTTGTATAGCAGCTGCTTTAGCTTGTTCATATAGTGCTTTAGCATTTTCATACCTACGTCTTCCCTCTTCGTATAGTTTACGATTTTCCTCTATCTCTTTTTGAGTATTTTCTATCCTTTCATCAATAGTAGCCATTATAAGGTCTTTACAGTTTTAGAAAGTAAATTATCTTTATTTAACTTTTTAGTATTATTACTAAGATATGTTTGTAATTTTTCGGCAGCTAAAGCTATATCCATAATAGTTATACCTTCAGGAGTAGCCTTAGCATCAATTATATCAGTGCTAAAATCACTTAATGCCTTATATAATCCAGATAAAAGTTGTCTTAAATTATTTCCTAAAACAACAGGTTGAAGTTTATTAAATGAAGTATCTATTGATGGTCCTAAAGCAATAATATTATCTTGTATAGTTATTCCTGTTTTATCACTTTGCATATAAACAGGACCTTGAGAATATAATTCAACACCTGTTCTACCAAATACTAATACTTCATCTGATTTAGAAGAAATAATAGTTCTATCAGCATTTATAATTGCTTGAGGATTTGAATAGGAAGATATACCAATAGGTTCAGTAATATTACTTAAACGTACGTTACCTATATTTAAAGGAACAATTTGTTGAGATGTTAAGTAAAATGAAGATCCATCTTGGTTAATATTTTCAACGTATAAATCAGAACCTGAAGGTTTAAATCCATGTTCATTTGAAAGAATAAGAATAGGATTACTATTTAATTCTCCTGGGTTGGTAGACCATGGTGTTAAATCTTTATCTCCTGATCTATTTGTACTTCCAAAACGAAGTGAATTTCCAAATCGACCTTCTAAAACATAGTCACCTTCAAATGTTTGTACTCCTCTAAAATCAGAATTTTGTGTAAATGAATTATATAATAAATCTTTATTTTCATTAATAAATAATCCGTTAAATTGAGGGCTATTCCATGCATTAATTACACTTAAGTAATAAGTTTCTTCTGTTTTATTTGTAATAGGAGAAGGTGCTGATGGTAAATCCATCAACAATACTATTTCACCTGGTAATGGGAAATACTTTTGGTTTGGATATAAAGGTAAAGCAGTAGGTAACGTAGCAAGAGTAGCATCATTCAACTGATCCAAAGGAATTTCAGTTGATTCATCATATATTTGATACAATATAGTTCCTACACCAGCCCAACCACCATTAGCATCCCATACTTTTTCAGGGACACTAGTTGGGCCTAATATAACAGCATAAACCTTTCCTGTCTTAAATTGAAAAGGAGGCAAAAAGTTATTATTACCAATAGAGGTAGTAATAAACGATAGACCTTCTCTTATTCTAGTACTCATATTAGTTATTTGTAGGTCCGCTAATGTTGTCTCCTACTTCTTTTACAGCAGAAAACAATTGTTCTTTTTCAGCCTCACTTAAAATATAACTAGCAGCTTCATCACTATTACTAGATAATGCACGCTGAACAATACCTGCTAATTTAACAAGTTGTTCATCATTTTTAACACTAATATTAAGGTGCTCAGCAATTAAAGGAACAATCATAAGAGCCGATTGAGCGTCACTGACCAATGGTTTAAGAGTCTCAATTAGGTCTCTAATTTGCTTTTCTTTATCCTTAGAATTGGTATATATGTCCTTGAGTAAATCAGAAAACTTTTTACTGCCCCACATTACTTGATCAAAATTCATTGTCTAATTTTTGACTATAAATATAGAAGCAGTAAAAGTTTATATATTTACATACCCCTGTTCGTAATATGAATTATATAATTGAACATAAACAACCTTTAACTTTTTAATTATTTTAGTGATTTGGGGTGTTTCAACATCAACCATCTCACGTATATAAATGTAAAGGGCTTTTTTATTGAATATGTCTAATGATTCACATTTACGAAATAGCTCCATTATAGCATCAGCTGTTTTAGCATCATTTTCTTTAGGGAATAATTTATTAAGATTTTTATCTATATACTTAATATACAATCCCATGAACTCTGTAAGGCTATAGTCTTGGCTATAATGCTCATTTAGTGTTTCTTCTTTAATTTTTTTATCATCATCTACTTCGGCCAAGTCACCTTTGTCTTGTAGTTTTTGATAATTTTTCTTATTTTTAAGGATAAGGTAACGCTTTGCAATAGTACCAAAATATGAATAAGCTTTACCTTTATGTGGTTTATAAAGCTTAAGTTTTTCAAGTAAAAATGCAATTACTTCCTGCTGCATATCTTCTACGGATTCACCATCCATATAATAAAACTTAAACGTATGAATAATATTTTGGGTTAATTTAAAAAACCCATACTCAATACGTTCGCGATACACAGTATTTCTAAACTCCTGGTCATCTGAGGCTACATATTCCACAATAGCGTTTTGAGTATCCTCAGTAAAATAAGTATTAGATGTTTTAGGTTTACGTTTGCGTACTTTTCCAGATTTAGTATACTCGACAGTTACTAAATTATCTTCTACTAGAAGACTATTGGTTTGGTTGTTGTCCACGCTTTTTATTAATGTTAAAGTCATTTAATTCGCTTTGTAATGTTTTTACACTCTCAAAGAACCAACCAATTTCATCATCAGAATGAAACGTACCTTTAGCATCTATATCTTCCAAACGTCTATTAGTATTATTTACAGCATTAGAAAAAAGGGCAATATATTGATCTTGTGAATCAACAATTTTTTCCAACTTTTCTACTTTTTTAAATAAATTATAAGACACATATCCCGAAATAGAAGCCAAAGCCGATAAAATAATAATTGTTATAATCATAATTAGTTCCATTCATCGTTTTCAATAGAAATATTATCCTGCAACTGTTGAAGTAACGTTTTAATCATTTCTAATCTAGCATTAACTTGTTGAAGTGAACCTCCACGATTCAAATCAATTTCTAATGCACGTAATTGATGTTCAAGTTTTTCGATTTTTGAAAGTGCTTGTTGTTTATATTTCATAAAATATTTTTTAAGTATTATCACAATATACGACCTTTATTTTCAATAACCAAGTTTTCAACGCCCTATTTTTAGAGCGATTTTACCCTTACTCCTCAATAAATACGTATATACACGCATTTTAACAAGAAAGATAGCCTAAAAGGTTTTTACACACTTTAGACTTAACGACGAGACGCCTCAACCATTTGTTTGAGGTTAATTTTCTTAATTGGATACGAAAAAGTCTTCTTATCAATCAACTTATCAAGCAATTGTATCTCAATTGGATTATCAGTTATAAAGATACATTTATCATCAGCACCATCACCAGGAATATCAATAAAATTTTGAGTATTAAGCTTAGTACCAGGTTTAACCTGACCAAGAAAATCATTCATTTTGTTAGTGAAGGCTGCTTTATCGCGATCGCGCATTAAATATTCTGCCATGATATAATTTTGAGTATATACTGGATATAAATATATGAAAGGACTTTAGGTACCGTGCTTTTTGGATTTGCGCTTATGTTTATCCAATTCAAACTTATAATAACGAATATTATTACCCTTAGCAGAGAAAAATTCCTTAATTTCCGGCTTACCATAATTAGTCTCAATATTCATAACCAACTCGGGACTAATAGTATGGATATAATCAACAGTAAATTGAGAATAAATAAGAATCATCTAAATACCAGCATTGTTTTCACCAATAATACGAATAATAACATCCTCAGCCATCTTGGGAGTAACGGCAAACCCCTCCTTATTAACGTGATACTCCCACAATTGTGTATGGACCATACCCTCAATATGCGATGGGGCCTTACAAGCAAATGAATTAATAATATACCACGGGGTAATAACACCCGTACCACCATTAATTTCTTTTAAACGCGATTGGGGTGTACGATCCGTATATCCAATTTTTAATATACCTGGTTGTCCTTTATTTTCCAACACGTATATATAACCTTCATTAAATGATAATTGGGCATCAAAACTGTGTCGCTTAATCCAATAATGAACAAGTTCAAATTCTGGATCATGTGGATCTGGTGTAAGTGTATAGGCATTGGCATATACAACGGATTCACCTTCATTTTTAGGGTAATACTCGCGTTTAGCCTCCTCCATTGTGATAAGCTTTATCATCATAAGATAATACCTTTAACTACTACGTGCGTAGATGGGTTTAAAACAAATTTAGCATCTTCATGTGGACCATAATACCAAGCTTCATTTACATTCAAGGCAATTTCTTTTTCCTCACCTATAACAACATCACAATATCCACCTTCGTATCCATTAGTGAATACATGTAAATCGGGATCTAGCTGTTGTAATTGTTGGATTAATTCTTTAATGGTCATTTTCTAAATTTAGAGATGAAAAAATCAAAACAAAATAACCAATCAAACATGATTGCTCGTGGAATACTAGAAACATACAAATCAAATGTAAGTGGTTGTTCAAAAACCTCTGCCTTAATAGATGCATAACGAAATGCTCCTAATGTTGAGGCAATTAAAACATAAACTAAAAGTACTAATTTTAATGTTTCCATGATTTTTAATTTAGACATTAATTTACGTATATACGCTTGGTTTCCAAAAAAAGATTGTCAAAAGAAAGGTTTCACCCCCTATAGATATTTGGCGAAAGGGGTATAATGGATTTTGTGGAGCCAAAATCTAGCAATATTTTGTTGGATATTTGTATATATGCGCGCCTTGGGTAAAGATCGTAGTTTATCTGTGAGTACGGGGCAGGCCGCGACATATATGCGGCCCGTCGATGGACCGCTATTGCCGTGGGGTCATAACGATAGCGGAGCGCTATCGCCCCGCTATCGAGTATCCTTATTTTCTTTTTTTTATACCATTAACGGATTTGCCGCTACGATATTGTCAATTAACTTATAATCACTATGACCATTATATAATTGATCATCAATTTGTATTGCAATGCCTAAGTTATTCTGTATACAATCATCTAATACAGTCAGTACTGATAACATATCATAATTACTTAAGTCCATTTCAACATAATATATGTTATTAACTGCATCATCAATTTCAATATTAAATCCTAGTTTCTGATATTCAGATAATACTTTGTAATTGGCATCTACAAATGCAAACATTAACTTTTTCATAACTTTTAATTTTAATTATTTAATCATTTTAACATGTTAAATATAATAAATTTAGTTATGTTTATTGAGGAACTCTTGTGATTAATTTGCTTCTACCTTTACACCCATATCCGTTTGTAGCACAGCTGGTTAATCCAGATAATAGAGCTAACATTACAATTATTAACAGTATTACTTGATGTGGCTTCATCTTATTTAATTTTATAAATTAATCGTTTAAGGTCATTTACTTCTTCCTTTTGTTCCTCTATAATCACGAAACATAGGAACACGACTGCCATTAGTAAGGTGATGAACATGAATGTTAGATCTAAATTGGTTTTAGCTGTAAACATTAAATACAATGCTAACACCCCTAATACTACACTGATAATACCATTTACTATTTTCATACTTATTAATTTTATAAATTAAATATAAGGAGGGGAATTGTGTTCCCCTCCTATTCCGTTATATTCCAAATTTAGCTCTTGTTTCAACGTATTCATTATACAATCCACCTCGTTGATATATTACACCCAAGGCACTTAATAGCACTTTTGAAGTGCATTTATGACTTATCCCCATAAAATCACATACTTGTCTTTTGACATTAACGTAATTGGGGGCAAGGTGTTGTTTGTGTTTAATGTGCATTATAGTATCTAACAATAATGCTTTCACTTGCAGGCGATTGAATGTTACTGTTTGTTCCATACGTTTTAATTTTATAAATTAAATATAACACAGTTTGTTGGGTTAACAAATGGACCCCCTAGAAAGGGGGTCCGTAATTAAAAATTAAAAGTATGAACAGTCTTTATTTGGCCATGATTCCAGTCTTCCATTATTTGATTTGCTCGATCAATTCCGTCTCTACTTCTACACATTCTAGACACGTTCAATTGTTTCATCCATTCCTGGAATTTAGGGTCCAGTTGTGTTTGTAGTCGTTCTTGTTCAAGCCGTTCCCATTGTTCAATGGTAATGTCTTTTATGTTCATAACTTTTAATTTAAATAAAGATATGAAGAGGGGTTTAGTTCCCCTCTTCGTCCAAATAATTTCCAAGTACACCTTCAACCACACGTTTAATTTTATTGTCATCAAACTCAATACTTGTTAACTCCACCTCACGATAATTCATTTCCAACTCATAATCACTAAGTACATCTGTACCCCAACTACTAAATTCGTTTTGGAGTGCCTCCACAACGTCATCAATAATCTCTTTAGTGATACCTCCACCATTCAACTCATTTACCCATTTAATTACTTCACTTACTGGTACGTAAGCAATCTTTACTAATTCATCTGATGATTGGAGCTTGTCCAATAATTGTTGTTTTGTCATAACCTTGATTTTTAATTTTTAATTAATCAAATTAACAAGTTAAATATACACAAAAAAATTGTGTTTCAAAATGTTTCCCTAATTAATACTTCCACTCTAGCTTGTGTGTACTTTGCTTTTACATTTTCATACATCTCCATTGCTTCAATTAGTTGTGTTCTTACTGTACCTGATTGAAACTCATTATCAACCTTAATGTAATAGGTAACATCACCTATTGTATTAAATTCTTTAACTAATTCAATTGTCATAACTTTTAATTTTATAAAATAAAGATATGTAAAATAATTATGTTTACAAGCTGAAAATTTGTTTGGAAACCAAATAATCTTTTTTACATTTACATTGTCATTTGGACGGGCGCCCTATGAAATGGGTGGAGGGATCAGAGGTAGGCTGCCTAAGACGTCTTCCACTATCCCCAAAATAAAATTGGTCTAAAATTACGAATAAGAATTTGGTTTCCCAAATCATACCAGGACAACAAAAGACCCAGTTCATTAATTAAAACGAACCGGGTCTAGTTGATAACCCCTAAATTACCAACAATTAAGCCACTTCTGTTGTGGCTTGTTTCTTTGGGCGTCCACGCTTCACAACTTCACCATTTGCAATTCGTTCTGCAAACGCTGCGAGACGTTGCTGGCGTGCACTGTTTTCATTTGGTTTACGTCCACGTTGAACACTTAATCCTTGCTCTGCCAATGCGGCACGAGTTGCAAGTTTCAACTGACGAGCGCTGTTAGGATTTACCTTACGTCCACGCTGTTTTGTTTCGGTTGTCTGAATTGTTGTTTCCATAACCTTGATTTTTGTTTTTTTTATTTATTTAATCAAATTAACAAACTAAATATACTATGTTTTTATTTGGTTTCAAAATTTTCCTTAACAAAAAAACATATTTCTGGATATACAAAAACATTTGAAATGATTTGTTGATGTCGCGCTGAATTCATGCATACAAACACAACACCATTACCCACATTACTCTGTTTCATTCCACATATTATCAAATATCCATACATAAAAAAATACCGATATGTTTATGTTTTGATATACTTATATGCTATCTTCCATATTTGGAACGTTTAACATATAACATAAATCTATGTTAATTTGTTGAGTTTCCCGCGTAAACTTCAATTACCTCTTGTCAATCACGCCTATGGTCACATAAAAAGAAGGCGCGGTAACTACGTTATATTCAACCATAATGTTATACCAGTATGTTCCCACGTAGGGACGTTACCCGTTTCTATCGTTCCCCCGTTTCACCGTCCGACGTTTACCCACATTACGTTTATCCACATTACGGTTCCCACGTAACGTTATATTCTTTCCTGCTTTAATTGCATTAACAAAAAAACGCAACAGAAAAAAATTCATTACTCGTCGTTTTTATTATCCAAAAATTCATCGGTACTCTCCGCCACACGATATTTCATGTTCATATTATGTCTGAGTTCATCTTCTTCTAATATACGTTCCTTATTTGCTTCCCACCATTCCCTATAGCTTGGTGATGTTAACATGCTTCGCTCATGTTGTTCATTATCCCATTGCTTTGCGTTTGGGTCCGTTTCATTGCTATAAACTGCCATATACTATGTTTAATTTATTCATCAATATCATTTCCGTCCATATCAAAATCCTCATACGTTTCACATACCTCTCTCAATTCTTGCCCTAGTTCCGATTTGACATCTATTGTTCCTTCATTATCACTTGTGATGAACCAAAAATCTACTATTTCATCCTCTTGACATTGCACATAAAAAACATCGTCTGGTCCTTCAATAGTCCAATGAATTGTTCTGTAAATTACCTTGTCGGTTACTTGATAATCCATAACTTTTATTTTAATTATTTAATACGTTAAATATAAGAAAAAAACTTGGTCACTCAAAATATCCATTTTGTTGATGCCATACTCCGTTTATTTGTATCTCAATTGTGTAATCGCCGTTGTATTTTCTATTTTCGGGATGTGTTAACCATACCTTAACACCTTGTTCCCAAATTTTTAATTCATCCCCGTCCCACGCTTGCTCAATGGTTTCTAGTTGTTGCAAATCGCGTTTGCTGTAACTAATTGTATTCATAACTAATTTATTTAATTACCTTAAACATACACACAAAAAACTTGGTTTACAAATGATTACCCGTAAGCATATTTTGCTTAGTTGTAACCATTAGTGGTGTTTCCCTTGTTCCATACACCCAATGATATAACAAATCATTTACCAATTCTGCATAAAATTCTGGATCTGCCTTGATATCTTCAAGCGTTGATTCAAATGCATTTTCAATTTGCTTTGACCTGTCTACATAGTTAATATCAAGGTAAGGATTGTACCTTTTGTCTGGTGCAAATAGTGGTGTTGTTGTCATAACCTATTTATTTAATTACCTTAAAATACTTCTTTACATCATTATATTCCCACCAACCATCATTACATTCACCTTTCCACTCACCTTCAATACAAATAAAATCCCCATCTTCATCTTTTTCCCACACATCACCTACAACCAACAAATGAGAAAAAGAACTCTGAAATTCCTTCTCATCTATCATTCCTATACCACTCAAATCCTCGGACACATAGTAAGCGTTTTTTACTACTTTGATTTTCATATGTTTTAATTTTATGAATTAAATATACAAACAAAAATTATGTTTCCAAGCGTATATACGTATGTTTGTATTGATGTGTTGTACTGCAAAAGCTCTGCTATTTTTTATTTAACAGAGCCGTAAACCATCAAGTTTTCAATAACACACATATACGACCCTTCTCTATTAAAACCATGTGCCTCGTACCATAACAACAAATCTTCAATTGATTCACATTCGTTTATTTCATCTTTCATTCCGTTGATATACGGAACAGGGTCATTACCTTCATCGCTATGAAAATCGTTGAGCCATTCTGCTTCACTTTTGATAACGATTTGTTTCAAATCATTTAGTGTTATAGCCATAACCTTGATTTAATTACATATAAATTTGTTCTGCTATGTATTCGGCTAAGTCATCATCATAAATCAATTCGTCCTTGTCGTTAAACAATTCCCAATCGATGATTTTACCTCTATCATCTAGATACTCCTTGTATGTGTATCTGTTTTCTTCTACTATTACTTCGTAAATAGTAGTTGTTGTTGTTAGTTGTGATAGTATTTGCATAACCTTTTATTTAGTTAAATGTATAAACAAAAACTGCGTTACCCAATTTTGAAATCGGTGTATTGTTCTGCTAGTTCGATTACTTCACCTTCATCTAGTACCATTACACCACCTTCGTCATATAACCCCCAAATGCCATTGTTTACAAATATCCATTTGTCTTCATGTTGTTGAAATTCTGCTCCGTATTTTTTTAATGCTTTCAAAGCACCATTTAAAATCATATTCATAACTTTTATTTTATTGTAACGTTATAGTTTGTATCCATCATTTTAAAATGTACAACAAATTCCTTTGGACTAAAAATTAATTCCCAACCACTACACCAACCCCACTCTCCTTCAACATACACTGATCCTTCTTCTGTTTTGATGAGTTTAACTGCATCACCTTGCATAGCAACAACATTTTCATTGTCTGCTATTCCTTTAATACATTCAAATTTCATAACTTATTTATTTAGTTAAATGTAAAAATAAAAGCTAGGTTTTCCTAGCTTCATTCTGGATGTAATTCGTATAGATTTATTGTTTCCTTGGTATTTATTTTGTAACACTCCCAATAATCACCATCAAACACATACAAATAATCTACATTGTCATCTTTAAGTAAATCATTAAAATATGCGGTTCGTTTACTTGTATCTGATTCACCTCTGTCTCGTCCATAGGCTAAACACCATTTTTCGTTGTGTGTAGTTCTATCGTTAAAATCTTGTTTTTCACCGATTTCTTCTGATAAAATACTCAAACTACCTAAGTCAAGTAATTGCCTTACTTTGTTAATGTTTTGGTAGTGTTCAGCTAAAATTTTTCCGTTGTGCTGTGGATAACCATCATAGTGACAATAAATGTAATCAATGGTTCCATCTGTGTTTCTAACACCAATGTGTGATCTTGTTGCCATAACCTTTATTTTTTAGTAGTCAGGACAGGATTCGAACCTGTAAATCTTTTCCTTGTGTACTCTAACAATTAAGAGTGTATAAGGTTTTTACGTCTAACATTCCGCCACCTGACTATCTTTTATTTATTTAAATATACAAACAAAAATTTGGTTTATCTAATTAATTATCTTCTACATCACCCCAAGAATTGATATAAAACCTATATCCTGCTTCTTCAAGTGCTTTACTAATTTCTCTCGCAATGTGCCAACGTGGCTCTGTATCATGTACTTCAGGATGTTTTGCTTCTACCTTATCAAGACCCTCATTATAGATCTTTTCAATATCTTCTTTAGTTAATCGAGTCTTACCCAAGATCTTTTTCTTGACTGACTTGACCATTGATTCGCAGGCTCGATCACCTGCTGGTGTAAACATTTCGTATGGCATAACCTTTTTATTTAATTAAAGATAAAAACTTTATTTGGTTTCTTCAAACTTAAACGCATTACGAATAGGACGTCTAAAACCATTATTCCTAATTTTAAAATTACCATTATCATAAATAACCCCATCCTTAATAGTTAAAGCGTGTCCCCTTACTAATATAAAATAAGTACCTTTGTTGTGTTTCTGAGAAAATGTTCCTACTGTATATTGAACTTTCTTGTGGGTATAATCAGGGTTATACAAATCATTAGAAGAAATAGATATAAAATGTTTATTATTTATTTTTACCTCTGCATTTGAAAGGATTGATAGTTTAATAGCAGTTAGTGATGTTCCCTCTCGATCAGGTCGTTTTAGATTTTCTTTAACCCATTTGTGTGCTGTTGGATAATCTGTGTCTGCGGCAATAGCCATTGCTCTAACAACACAATCATTGTTTTCCCATTCAAATCCTGTTTTATCTAAAACAGATGTTGAACTAATTACTTCTGGTTTGTTATTATTCATAACCTTTTTTATTTGTATAAATGTACAAACAAAAATTTAGTTTCTAAAAACTAATCACTTCACAATTTCACTATATTTCTTCCAATTAACGGCTCCATATGAAGCATCTTCAATAGGCATAGCTAACATACATTCATTATCAAATTTACCTATTGCTATAAAACCAAACCCTTCACAAATAAGTGGTATGTAATAGTCATTTTCCAATAGTTCAAATTCCAAAAGTATATCAAAATCACCTTCAAACCCCATATCATGGAGTTCACAATACTGCTTACTAAAATCAGCCATGTTATGTTATTTTATTCATTAACAAACTCTACAGTTGCAGAAATATAATACTGTCCTCCTTGTTTCCCTATAAACCCTGGAGAACAAGGGCAAGTACAACCACATTTTTGTCTCCAACCCCATTCTTCATTTTTTACTGCTTCATAAACATTAGGAAATTCTTCCTTTAGTTTTTCAATAACAACAGGGATTACTTCTGTTTTCCAAACCTTAGATGGGCGATCATGTCTGTTAAATAAATTGTCTAGGACAGTTTCATTTTCAGGCCAAATATAAAGTTTGTTTGATCCTTTATACGGTTCGTTTTTTCTGGTGTGGTACGGTTCGTACTCGGCTTTTAAGCCTTTAATTGTAAATTTCATAACCTTTTATTTATATGAATGTAAGAACAAAAATTGGGTTAACAACAGTCACCCCAATCTTGTCTAATCCTAAAACCTAAAATTGTCGATAGTATTATATCTTCCTGTTCAAATAAAGCATTTCCAGGAGCATCATCATCAGCAATTGTTAGTATTTCAGATATACTAACAGCCTTATTTACTTTCTCGATTTGTTTTTCACTTATGTTTTCTGATGTTCGAATCATATCAGCAAACATTTCAACATCAGCTAAGCAATCATTATTGGCTGCGTTTTTAATTTCATTCATCATGTCTGTACAAAAATCATAACTTGATCTTTTAATTAGATCAATTACTTGCCTTTTAGCAACATTTAAATTATACTTTTTTTCAAGTACTTGGGGTTTTTTCTTTGCCATAACCTTTATTTTTATTTAGATAAATGTATGAAAGAAAATTTAGTTTCTAAATTACCACTTGTG